GGACCATATCACCACCTGGTCTTCTAATGTCCTTCGGTAACTCAGCCATCCGTCCTCGTAATAAGCAGCCATGCCATAACCATCATCTGATTTGCATAAGCCAATTGTTCCTAGTTTAGGGGGTGATTCAACTCCCCACCGATTTAATTCTTCAAAAAAGATACTGTAGTCTTTTTTCTTTAATCTTCTATACCAATCACGCTCTCCTTTAGGAACAGTAAAACCATAATTAGCTAATACTGTACGAACCAAAGATAAACAATCACCAGCTTTATGCTTTACAGGATCAGCACCTAAACGATAAGGAAGACCAATTAATTCGTAAGGCTTCAAAGATTCTGAATCTGTCCAGTCAAAGGAAGATGAGAACACCTACTTTTAGTCAGTGTTTGCTGTGGAGCGTTTGCACCGACAGCGTCTATAGCAGAACTTAACAACAGCTCAATTGCTTCTGGATCGTATCTCATTGAAGCCGCCAACCATTGCTCACCTGTTAATTTTCCTCCATTTTTTGCAGCAGTATCTTTATTAAAGTTGGTATCCATTAAGAATGTTTCAACCAATATCTGATATTTATTTGTCACAAAATCTTTAACATAACTCATGCTTAATGGATTATTAGCAAGGATAATTGAAGCCTCTAAGTTATCACCAGAGCGATTCATTGCAGCTCCTTGATATATAAAAGACAGGAAGTCATGCCCGTCTACACCTTCATGTTTGCCGTTTTGGAATCTATGTTCGACATTACCATTAGATTTTTTAACAGTGAGGAAAGCAGTTAAAGCAACAACAGTCATTACATTCCAATCCTCGATCTAGTACTTCTACTGTTTCTTAGTGTAGATAATGTTCGTGCTTCTCCTGCTGACGCACCTTTAGATGCTGCTGAATTAATAATTTGACCTATAGCAGATTTAGGAACAAATTCTTCAGAGTTAAAGTTTAATATTGGCCCAGAGTAGTTGACTGTTGTTGACGAACCAGAAGCCCCTCCTGCGGATGATTGACCAGTGCCAGGGATAACAGATTCACCCCTAGCCCCTGCTGAATACCGTTGCATTGACTGAGCCATCTTAGAGGCTGGGATTATATACTCATCCTCTCCTGCTTCTCCTACAAGCCCCATTGTTGGTTTTGTAACCATTCCTCCAGAAGCAAACGCTTGGAATCCTCCTTGCTTATATCCTCCTTCTGCGTTCAAATTAAACGCTCCAAAAATTGCCTTTTTTAAGAACATACTTCCTAGCTGTTTAGCGACTCCAGCAAGAGACTCGCCAAGAGATTTAGTGCCATCAATTAATCCCATAATTGCTCCATGTAATCCATCAGCAATTGTTGTTTTTACTTGCAACAAGGTTTCTTCCCAGTTTTTTGTATTCTCTTCTCTTTTCTTAGCGGCTGCTGATTCTGTTGCAGCTAAATCTTCTGCTGCTTGCTTCATCTTTGCCGTCATTCCTACATACGCTCCCGTTAAGCGGTTAAACGTACCAACTCCTTCAACTTCGTAGGTTTCCCACTGCTTGCCCGTCGCGTCCTCCCATGCCTTCATCTGATCTTGTCCCGCAACAGCGTCTTTTATCCCTGTTATCTCTCCTTCTTTGCCTTCTATTTGTGATTTAAGTCTTGCCGCTAACTTCTTTTCACCTCTTGAATCTCCTAATTTATCCAACTTCTTTTGCAACAATTCAATCTCGGTGCCTAATTCTCTTATTTTCCATTTTGCGTCTTCTGCTGATACTGACCCCTCTTGGATTCCTTTTTCAAATTTATCCATAGGACTATCAACACCTTTTATCTTGTCAACAAGCCATTTGATTGCTTTATAAAGACCCCAAACAGCAGCGACAGCTAACAAGAATTTAGCCGTTAATGCAACAGCCGCCGCCGTAAGAACTCCTAAACCACCAGCAGCTACAATCCCAACCTTTAACGCGGCGATGCCAGAAGCCAACGTAACGATTGCTGGCCCAACAATTACAACAACACCTGCTAAGGCTGTTAAACCAATTACTATTTTTTGAACAAAAGGATCTAATTTCGCAAACCAGCCAACCAACGCTGTCATTGCTTTTATAACAGGTGTAACGGCTGGAAGAAGCTGTTTACCAACAGCAACAGAAAGATCTTCCATTGCGTTTTGAAACTCTTTAAATCTTTGTAGAGCACTTTGAGAAACGATTGCTTCAACAGCTCCTCCTCCTTCTTCCTCAATTGTTTTTAACGCCCGAATAACAACATCTGAAGTTATTTTTCCTTGAGATCCAAGCTCTTTTAGTCCTCCAACTGTTGTACCTAGCTCATCAGCAATTGGTTTTAACAGCGTAGGAACTTGTTCCGCCAAACTTCTAAATTCATCACCTTGCAATCTTCCAGAACCTAATGCCTGAGCCAACTGCCTAAAAGCTCCTGAAGCTTCCGCCGCAGAAACTCCAGCCGTTGTTGCTGCTGTATTAAAGCCAAAGAAAGTTGTTTCAATGTCTTCCATCGAAACACCTAATGGTCTTAATCGGCCAATGATATTTGTAACACTGTCAGCCGCTTCAATATTTGACATCCCAAAGACTTTTGAAGCTCTTGAAGCTATCGCTTGCGCTTTTTCATATTCCCCATATTGCTCTGTTAATAACTTCATCCGAACTTCTAACGCTTGCGCTTTTCCCGCCGTTTGAACTGCATTTTTAGCAAAGAAACCTAATCCTGCTCCTGCAACTAAACTTCCAATATTTAAACCACCTATTGCACGTTTTAACTTCTCCATATCTGTCTGCACTTTTCGCCTTGTCTTCCTTACCTTGTTCCCGAATTTGGTCCAAGCGGTTTCGTTAATACGCTGGAGCTTTGTCACCGACTTTGCTAATTGTTCTGTCTTGACTTTTAACTTCGCGGCTGCGGCTGCGGCTGGCCCAGTTATAAAATCAAGTTTTACTGAAGCAACAGCCACTTTTTTCGTTCTTTTTTATTTATTCTAACGATACTTGGCCCGTTTCATCTCCGCAGCTTGTTCTTCGTTTAAAAGATCAAAATAAGCCGACCAAATATACAGCTCTTCTATCGTTACTTTGTTCACTAATTCAGAAAGCGTATAACCCAATTCACGGGCAACGCCTAACTGCAATTTTGTTAAGTCATTTTTCTTTAGTTCTTCCTTTATTTTTTTGGGTCTACTTCTTCTCCCTTGTCTTCGATAACGGCAAGCATTAATGATTGTAAATCAGTATCTCTGACTTCGTTCTTCAACTCAGCAGTGTGACCAGCAGTAAAAAGCCTTTGACCATTTTCATCGGTAGCTTTCTGCACAAACAAACGCAAAGCGAAAGCGTTTAAATCATCTTTTGTGCCTTTCTGTGCATATTCTCTTTCTGCCATTGTTAAAGGTGTTGTCCAAAATTCAAAAATATCTCCGTTAGAAAGCGTTACTTCTTTCTTTGTAGAAGTTAAATTTGCCGCCTTTTTTAAACGCTCTAAAGGACTAAGAGACTTTGCTTTTGGTGCTGCCATTTCAAAGAGTTGGGGTTGTATGTACAAATCTAGACAATAAAAAACCCCTTAGCAACAGACCAAGGGGTGAAATAACACTATCAAGAAGAAGAACTTAGATCAAAGGTTGGAACACCTGTTGGTCTAAATGAGATTTCAACCATCTGCGCGTCGTCTGGGTTGATGCTCCAACTTGCAGAAAGTAAAGCAGCATCCATTGAGATACTTCTACTTAATGCTTCAGTTGCTTGCTTGTCTGTATAAAGCCTAAATGCAGCTCCTACTTGCTGACGTTGTAAAACATCTTCTACAAGTCTGTTAGATAAAGCAGCATCTTCATCTGTAACATAAACACTTGCATTACCTGAACCATCAGCAAAACCAGGAATATAAGCTTTGAATGGTGCTGTTTGTCCTACGGTTTGACCAATAGTAGTTACGTCAATTTCTGCTCTTGTTACTTCAAAAGACCAAGATTGAACTTGTCCAATAGCAGCGTAATCGTTGTAATAAACCTCAAACTCATTAGGAGCTGCTGCTGTTCCGACATCAGTTAGGTTTACATCAGAACCACCATTAGTAGCAGAGACCTTCAAAGCTCCAGTACTTGCGGTGTAAGCACTAACGTAATAAGTGGTTCCAGCAGTTAATCCAGCAGGTAAAGTCCCTGTGCCTGATCCTCCAGAAGAAGAATCAACAACTTGAAATTTAACTGGATCTCCTACCTTGAGGTTTAAGTAAGATTGAACAACCATAGTTTCAGTGCCTATGGTGACATCAGATGGGCTGAAGGTTCCTGTAGTACCAGCAGGTTTGTAGTACAAGGCTCCAGACGTACCTGATAAAACAGTAACAGCCATTGGATTTAGTCTAAGTATGCGTCAAATGTAGCTGAGAATTGCGTCTGGAAGAACGCTTCTTGCTCTGCTGGTTGTATTGTAGCTAATCCTGAACAAGGTTCAAAAATAAGACTACTAAACTTAGCTCTGTCAAATTTATCTTTAACTCTTTCTCCTATGGTGTAATTTGCTCCAGCTCCTACTCCGATAGGTGTAAAAATATCAATTGTTATAGTTCCTGTTTGTCTATTAAATGATTTACCCGTAGCAGGTGCTTCTAATGTTGCATAATTATTTGCACCAAAAAGAAGATAAACAGCAATCCAAGGGGTGTTATTAGGTGGAGTAAATGGAGCGTTTTGGTAACTAACAGGATAAGCAGGACTTAATGCCATCTCTGTTGCAATGCGGCCTTCTATAGCTGCTCTAACATCGTTAAAAGTGCTGCTCATTTAATCCTCCCATCTAAAAGATTGAACTTTATCTTTAACCTGTTTTTCTACACTATGAAACCAACCTTTTTGAACTTGGTTCTCTCTACTTCTGAATTTATTTCCCCATGATGGCGGGAAATTAGTTCCTAAAATGTTTGGTTCTGCATAAGGTAAGTTATTAAAAATTGAATACGTTGGTCCTAGTTTTTCTCTTTGATAATTAGCCCTTCGAGGTCTTCCCAATCCTCCTCCAGACTTAGAAACTTGTGATAAAGGAATTGGTTTCGATTTGTCATAACTTCCTTTGCTAATAATTTTCCCTGAATCTGTATTCTCTCCGATCTGCCAGTTAGCACGTAATCTTCCAGTATCAACGGGTGTTCCTTGCTTCAATAAACTCTCTGTCCAAGGCACAACCCTCTTAACAATATCGTTTAAGACTTCTTCAGGAAGATCAACCATCTCTTGTAATGAAATTTTCTTTGTCATGCCCTCA